TAATTATTTAAAATATCAGTTAAGTGAGGATATTTTACATGATAAAAATGGTGAGAGTGTATCTCTTTTAGCTAAGTGGTTGCCATCTGAAAATACAACTTCTCGTAAAACTAGACAGTTAGCAACTAGATTTAGAAAGGCATTAGAAATGTCATCTAAGTCTTATCGTAGGATGTTATCTACACTACGTAAAAACATTGATGTTGTTGAACGTAAGATGTCTAATAATCAGTGGGGTGAGATTAATTATCAAGGTGTCACTTCTAAAGCTAACTTAATTTATCGTAATGCTTTTATGAAGCACGATGAAGAGAGACGTTCTAAGTATTTAGAAGATTTATCAAATGGCGATGTTAAGATTAACGCCGGTAAGATGTATTTATATGACATCATTAGTAAATATAAAAATAAGTGGGATGACGAAGTTGATGGGACATTAGAAGCTTTGTGGGATGCACAAGAAGTACCTAAAGACTATAATGATATTTTAGTGGTACGTGATGGTAGTGGTTCAATGACAATTAGTGCTTTTGGTACAAGTGTTTCTGTGTTAGATATTGCTGATGCATTAACAATTTATACTACACAGCATAATAAGTCTGAATACTATAAAGATAAATTCATTACATTCAGTTCTAAGCCAGAGATTGTTGATTTAAGTGCTTGCAATACGTTACGTGATAAGCTTTCTGTATTAGATGAGTATGATGATTGGTCTACTACAAATGTTGAAAGTGTATTTGACTTAATTCTAGAGACATCTGTTAAAAATAAAGTAGATGCTAAGGACTTACCTAGTACTGTTTTAGTTGTATCTGATATGCAGTTCAATTCTGCTATGGGTACTAATTTTAACAATGATACTTTATTTGAAAAGATTGCTAGGAAGTTTGAATCTGTTGGGTATAAGTTACCTAAGTTAGTATTTTGGAATGTTTCATATCATAATGACACAGTACCATTACAGAAAAATGATAATGGGTTGGTTATTATGAGTGGTTTCTCTAAAAACAATATCGATATGATTTTACATGATAACTTAGACCCATTAGAAGTTCTAAAGGCTGAGTTAGATAGTAAATATAGCTTTATTGATACAATTATTAGTAAGTCTTAATAATTACATATAAATAATAATGAAAAGTGTAGATATTCATTATCTGCACTTTTTGTGTTATAATGTTAATTAGTAGTTACATTTTCTGTTAACAGTCTATATTAAGATTTTGGGGTATAAAGGAATGGCTTTACAACTGTATGAAGATGATTTGTTAGATGAAGAGGTGCTTTCTACTAAGTTAATAACATTAGCTGAGATTATAGTGAGGAAGCATTTCTATGCCAGTAGAGAAGATAAAGAGGATTTAGTTTCTATTGGTGTTTTAAAAGCTGTGAGGATGATTCATAGTGATAATTTTAGAAGTGATAAGGGGAATTTATGCACATTCTTATACACTGGTATGAGGAATGATATGCACAACTTCTTATATCATAAGAATAAGTTTGACACAGTAGATTTTGATACGACTTTTGATGATGGTGGTAGTTTAGATTATTATTTTGAAGATGAGGTAGCATCTGTTGATTATAGTCTAGTACATTTAGTTTGTATGAGGTTTAGGTGCTTTGGTGATGCTTTAGAAGATAAAGTTATTTCTAAGTTAAAATCATATGGGTTTAAATTAGATGGCTATATTTCTCATAGGGTTGGTAGTCAATTAAAATGTAGCAATGATATTGTTAATCGTGTGGTAGGTCTACTTTTTTGGGAAATGCGACAACGAGAGTTGAGTTCATTATTTAAGGATGGTGTTCTATGAGTTCTTATGGTTCTATTTCTACAATCACTATGAGTGATGAAGAGAAAGATTTATATGCTGAGTATTTAAGTGTTTCTATTGGTAATCCTGTTCTAGAGTTTGTTAAATATATGTTGGGCGATGATTATTTAAAATTCATCGATATTTGTAGTGGTACAAATTTTAATATTCCTAGCAATAAAGCTTTAGAGAGGGGAATTAATAATGTCAAGATGTATGCATATGTTAAGAAATGGAATTTCTCTAATGCATCTATTGTAAATGCTGGTAATATTTATAAAAAGACAGAGTTAGCTACAAGACGTATTGTGTTGTCAGTTGCCAATGCCTTAGGTGTTAAAGATACACTAGATGGTGAGGCTTTAGTTAATTTTGTAGAAAATATTGAACCATATGCTGTTAAGAAGAGTGTTGAGATTTCATCTGACAGTGTATGTTGTGATAAAGATACTTCTGAAGTGTCAGAAGAGGGTTAATTTTAAAAGAGTAGGTAATATAGTTATAATATGGTATCTCCTATGGATAATAATGATTTAATCTCTATTCTAGCTAAAGGTGAGGTAGAAGAGGTTAAACAAGATACTAAAGATATTCAAGTGGATAGTGCAGATACAGAAGATGATAGCAATGGTGTTGGTACTTCATTAAAGACAACAATGTCAGCTATGGATGTACTAGATATTGAGGATAGTTCTAATCATAGTACAACAAGTATATCTAGTGGTAGTGGTGATGTTAGTCAAGATTTAGAGAATTGGATTGATGGTAAGGATTTAGCACCGTCTGATGATTTAAATCGTTTTGTAAGTGCTACTGATGTAAAGTTTAAATATGGGTTAACACATAATACATTAAATAATTTTACATTGATGGCACAACTACAAAAGTTTCTAGATACATCTAATGAGATTTTATTTAGTGAAGCTGCCGCTATGAACCTTTCTCCAGAAGAGTTAGAGAGTAGGGTTAGAATGGCATTTACAATGTATGCTGAGTTGTCTAGAATTAATCAACGTACTGCATTAGCGTTGGAAGAACAGCGTAGAAAATACAATGATGGTTCTACTGATATTGATAAGCTTTCTTTGTTGTTATCATCTGTACCTAGCGATAAGTTAAAAGAAATTTTATATGCAATTACAAAGTCAAAGGGTTGATATATGGGTAATGCTAGATTAGAAGATTTATTAGGTGATTCTAGTTCATATACCGCTATGACTGATAAGGAAAAAGACTATTTTGTAAAACTTCTACAGGAGGAGATGCAACGTAGGGAAGATAGTGGTAGGGTTGAACAGGTAAGAGATATAGTTAGGATTGAGGATTGGATTAATTCTGACTATTATGTTGGTTCTGACCAGAAGAACATATACCCATATTGGAAAGACTTTATAGTTGATATATTTAGGGATACAAGAAAAGACGGTGAGAAGATTAATTCCGTCATATTAAGTGGCTCAATAGGTATAGGTAAGAGTACAGTTGCAGAATTAATCATGATGCGTAAGATGTATGAGTTGTCTTGTTTTAGAAATATTAACGCTATGTTTAATTTGATGTCTAAGACAAATATTATGTTCTTATATTTCTCAGTCAATCAGAAACAAGCTGAACGTACTGGTTTTGGTGAGTATAGGGCATTAATTGATAATTCACCTTATTTCAATGAAAACTTCCAAAGGAATCCTAGACTTAATTCTTTACTAGTATTCCCTGAGGGGATTTCATATGCTTATGGTTCAAGTGCTAATGATAGTATAGGTATGAGTGTTATATGTTCCATGCTCGATGAAGCCAACTTTTTAGGTGGTGGTGGGCCGTCTAAGGATAGTGAAAAGGCTACTGATTTATATGCTAATATCGTGAACAGGTCAAATTCACGTTTTATCATAGATGGTGGTGTCAATCACTCATTAAATATTTTGGTATCATCAGCTACATATGAAAACTCAGCTACTGAACGTCAAATTAGGTTGTCTAGAAATGACCCACATACAATCGTTGCCGCTCCTGCTCAATGGGATGTAAAGCCTAAGAACTTTAGTAAGAAGTTTTTCTATGTATTTAAAGGTTCTAACTACTTAGAGGCTAATATAGTTAATTCTACAGATGATGTAAATAACTATAGGGTATCTGAGGGTATGTCTAAACATAAGTATATTGATGGATTAGAAGATTATGATTCTATTAATAAAGCTATAGAAGAGTTACCACCTCATATGCAGACTAAGTTCTTAAAAGTTCCTGTAGATTTGAGGAATGGTTTTGAGGCTAATTTGTTGAGGTCTTTACAGGATATTGGTGGTGTATCTACAGGCTCACAAGGTAAGTTATTTAGTTCACCTATGGTGCTACAAGATTGTATAGATGTAAATAGACATCACCCGTTTGTATCAAAAGAGATTGTAATATCTACAGGTGATGATATTAATGTTAAAGATTATTTAAGGGATGATTTTAGGTTAAAGTATCCTGAAAGACCTAGATATCTTCATATTGACCAATCGTTTAGGACGGATAGTACTGGTATATCATGTGTGTATGTTGATGATATCGTAGAGGAAGATGGTGTTAAAAAGCCTGTATTTGGTGTTGATTTTATGTTACGTATTAATCCACCAAAGCCTCCTAAAAAGATAGCGATTTATAAAATACGTAACTTTGTTATTTATCTTGTAAATGTTATCGGCATGAAGATAGGTAAGTTGACATATGATATATTCAACTCAGAGGAGTCTAGACAGATTTTAGAAGAGATGGGTTTCAACGTAGGTTATTTATCTGTAGATAGAACAGATAAACCTTATCTAGACTTAGTAGAGATTATGTATGAAAAACGTATAAAATTATATGATTACCCTATACTTAGGTATGAGTTGCTTAACTTGTTACATGATAGAATAAGACGTAAAGTCGACCATCCTAAAGTAGTTACAGATGATGGCTTTGTTGATTACGATGGTAAGGGTAATGATGGTGTTACTGGGACTAGGGTAGGTTCTAAGGACGTATCTGATAGTCTTTGTGGTGCTATTCAAAATGCGTTACAGAGTACTGTATCTGATGCTGAGGGTAATAATGGTACGTTTAGTGATTTCTTAATGGCTAATCGAATAGGTTCATATGCTGGTATAGATGCACCAACTGATATATCAGTTGAAGAGATGATAGATAGACAGATAGATGATATGATAGAAGAGATGGAGATTAATGGTTTCTATTAGATTGGGGTATATATGGCATGGTATGATTTATTTGTAAATCGTAGGGGTTTACAAGATACTAGCATTTCTAGTGACATTATCGATGAGGTAGGTACAATAAAAGAAAGTGTACCCAATGATGTTGTTAGAGAGGTTAAGATTGTTGAGGATAATAGGGGTAATACTTTCTTTGATGGTAATATTGAAAGTATACACTCTAAACCTATTAATGAAGGTTCTGTTAGTCTATCCCCTAGTAATTTACAACAATTATTAGGGACAGATGATAAAAATACTTTAGGTCAAATTGTTGAAGGTATTAGAGGTGATTACTCTTTAAAAGAGATTTTTGCTGAGAACGAAGAGATGTCTAAGGATTCAGTGATTGGTTCTGCTATGGAGATTATTGCCGATGATGCATGCACTCCTGACGAGACAACAAATAAAGTTATTATGCTTGAATCTTCCGATGAGGGTTTGAAAAAATTCTTAGAAGATTTCTTGATTAACAATATTAAAATTGATGATAGAGTATGGTCTTGGGCATACGAGATTGTTAAACATGGTGATTTCAAGCTAAGGCGAAGAGAGTACTACGCTGGTTCTGCTAATAGCGGTATTAAATCCGTATACTATGAAGATGTTATTAATCCTTATTTAGTATCACGTATAGAGTATATGGGTAATGTACTTGGTTATGAGGATGAGGACTATTTATTTGATAGTGGTAGTTATCAAGATGCTGGTCAGTTCACTTCTGGTACGATGGGTGGTAGTGCTAAGTTTGAGAAGAGTGATGAGTTTGTACATTTCATTTCTTCTAAACTTTCTAAACGTGAGAAGATTAAGTTAAATGTTAGGAAGTCTGATAATACACAAGAGGAAGTAACATGCTATAGGGTAGTAGGTACTTCTATTGTAGATAGTGCTAGGACTATGTTTAGAATTAATGCACTAATTGATAATATTCTTGTTTTATCACGTATTGCACGTTCAACTCAATTTAATCTTGTTAAGATTGAGGTTGGTAATGCTAACGCTGGTCAAACACAACAAATGCTTTCAGATGTTAGACGTAGATTTCAAGCTAATTCTAAGATGACTAAGGGTGTTGGGTTTAGGTCTGACCCATCACCTGTTCCAATCAATAGTAACATTTATTTACCTACTAGAGATGGTAAAGGTGATGTGACTGTTGAGAGCGTTGGTGATGGTGTTGACGTTCAATCTATTGTTGATGTTGATTATTTTACAGATAAGCTTTTTGCGAGTTTAAAAGTTCCTAAACAGTATTTAGGTTTTGCTGAATCATTGGGTTCTATGGGTAACAATTCACTTGTTAAACAAGATTTAAGGTACGCACGTTCAATTTTAAGGGTTCAACAAATTTTGATTAATGGTATTACTGATTTGTGTGAAAACTACTTAAAATATCGTGGACGTGGTTCCGATGTTGGTGCATTTAAGATTTATATGCGTCCGTTACCAACTAGTGAGACATCTACTAGGGTTGAGGAATTTGTATCTAATCTTCAAATGATAGATTCAAGTAGTGCTTTCTTAGACTCATATGCTGATTACATTGATAAGGCTAAATGGCTTAAATCAATGTTAAATCTTGCTAATATTGATGCGAATGAAGTTGCAACAGATAAATTTAAAGACATTCTATCTGCTTTAGAGGATGGTACTTATGATGAGGGCGAATTCACTACTGAAGAACCTAGTGGTGAAGAGGATGCTACGTGGTAATTAAATAGTGTTGTTTTTATAAGATATATCTTGTATAATAGTATTAGTTATACAAGATAT